CACCATCTACTTCTCTAACTAAAGCTAACTCAGCACCATCATTACCATCTGTAACCCAATTTTCTTTGTTCATGTATATAACGTCAGTCTGCTTGTCTATTCTTCTACTATTTGACTTAAATATAGTATCTTCATAACCGGTGGTAGTACTGTCTAACGCTAATATGTTATTTTCATTCTCTAGCGCACCAAGTGGTCTAAAATTATAAGCTATAGCTTCTGGAGCTTCATTTTGTATATCTAGTATTTTATATTTATTTTCTTGTATAACCTGACCTCCATCACTACTCGTATCTTTCTTCATGATTATATAATCTTCTTCAGAAAGTTTATTTCTATCAGCAGAATAAAAAGCTAACCATAAATGATCTTCTTTGTTTTCAAATTCTGTATGAGTACCTATTCTATAAGCTGAGTTCATAATTAAATTATGATACTCACCTGATGGTTGTTTTACATAAAACTTGTAGTAACTAGCCCAGTCAGGATGCTGAGTTTGAGGATACGCACATAATACATTTGACATACTTGACTGACTCCAATCAACTATAACATTACCACCATCTGATGTAAATACTGGAGTTTCTCTACCATATTTATCACCATAAATAATACCTATTTGATAATCTCTTTGTGATTTTATTGATTTTTGTCCTCCAGCTTCAAAGTCTAAATGTATATTACCTGATGCATTATAATATTTTCTTTGATTATACTCTGCTTGAAGTCTAGGAGTTAGTTCACCTAAATTATACCCTTGCAAGTAGTTTGCGTATATTATTCTATTTCCACTAACCTCTTGTGCTTTTGCTGTTCTTGGAACATTATCAAAAGGTCTTAGTAATTGATTTTCAGCTATAACAGCATGAACATTTTCAGAAGTTAAAAAATATTTACCGCGATGAGGGCTATAAGATTCAGTTATACCATTTACTGAATCACCTGTGTATGTTTGTTGAGACCCTGCTCTATTAAATTCAGTATCAGTTTTCTTTATATTAGCTACAGAGTATATAACATTAGAATTTTCTTGCTTGTATAAAATATCAACTTGAACTACATCTCTAGGAATATCGTTTGGTACAAAGTCAGATATTTCAATTTGACTAATATTATTAACCATAGAAGTATTATAAACTTCTTTAGATGAATAATAATTTGAGTCATCATTATCACTTGCATGTAAAGGGTTAAATACAACATTAGTAAAAGGACCAAAGGCAGAATATTCTCCATCAGCATATTTATATCTAAAGCAAAATCTAGGAAATATTTTTTCAAAAATTCCAGGAGCACTATAACCTTCACTTTTAGGAGTTGCTCTTATTGTAGGAGCAATAGAAGGTTTTTGTTTAATAACTGTAAGATCTGCTTCTTGTATATAACCATTTTTACCAGGAATACTATCTGAAGCCCAGGATTGATGACGTAAATCTTTTCCAGCTCCACCTAACTGTCCTTGTCTTATTCTAGCTCTAGATATATTTACTTTTTTAGGTTCATTAGTACCATCTGTCCAGATTAAATAATCATCAATTATATTTATACCTGTTATTTGTTGACCTGTAAACTTTAAAAAAGGTCTTAAAATGTTAGTTGAAGATTGAGCGTGCCCATCCATAAACCACATGTCACAAAGTACCGTTTGCGCACTTTTAGCTGTTTGATCATATTCAATAATAGCATCTGTACCTTCTTCATAATCACAGTGTATAAACCAGTATAGTTTATTAGTTTTTTCATTAGCTATACTACCAACACACTTGCAGCTGTCGTGTATGGAGAATCCTGTAATATTTGTATTACCTAATATATTTCTAATAGTTCCAACATCCGCACCTTCAGCAGCTGAAACCTCAACGTTCATCGCGTCTCTATATTGTCCATTTGGAATTAATCTTTCGTCAAGGTCTTTGTTCATTTTACCTTGAAGAAAACTGTTTTTAATTTCTGGCATATACTAGTGTTTTATCCACTTAGATCTACCTCTAAGTATTTGAGTTAATTCTTCTAATTTAACATTAGATAATCTTAGTTTAGCTTTTCTAATAGCTGCAAATTTATCTTTTTTATAAAGCATTTTTTCTCGCCTACCAACATTTCTTCTAGCTGACATTATATCGCAAAGAATACTTTTATACATTGCATCTTCAGCAAACTTATGAACTTGCATCTCCGCGTCTGTTCCTAAGCTATCGCTAATATAGTCTAAGATCACAGTTTTTCCTGAAATATTAGAGCTAAAATGTAAATTTCCTCTAAGCTCATCTATATAAAAGCTACCATTAACTTGAGCTTGTGATGGTTCAAGTCCATATCTTTCGCCATGATAAGGCCAATACACATCATCTTCGTAATCATCATTTTGAATTTCAGAAGGTGTATTTGCTTTGTAATTTTCCCAAGTAGAAGACGTACCAGCTTTTTTAGATATTTCTTGAAGTTTATCAGGTGGACTTTGATTAGTAACTGTTAATTCATCAATTTGAGTTTTAACAAAAAGTGTGTCTCTAGCTTCACCCCAAGCAACATCTGTCCAAGGAGCAATAGAACATATTAGTAAATAAACTTTATCATGATTTCTAACATCTACATTACTCATATTTTGATAACCTTTCTCTCCGCCAGTCCATTCTAAATATGCTCTTTCAGTAACATCTCCAGTTTGATTTACTTTAAATATATCAAATATAGAAATTTTATCGTTTCTAGTTGGGGTAGACAAAAGACCTAAACCAGCATCCATATCTGTTTGCACACCTCCTGCGCGAGTACTTAAACCAACTCTTATAGTTGTAGCTGGTATTGTAACATTGTTAACTGTGCCTTCAGCGCCAATTTGCGTAGATAAAGTATCAAACAAAGTTCCAGAGTTTCCAGAGTCTGTTGCAAAAAAGTTTCCTGAACTAACAGTAAAACGTGGTACAGAAGAAACTATATTTCCAGCGGAATCCGTAATAGCAGGATTAGTTGCATGACCAGCTAGCTCTGCTGTACTTTCAGCTCTAGCTTCAAAGTCTACAAAGTCTATACCAGTAACATCAATCTCTTGCCAAGTACATCTTGCAGTACCTCTAGCAACACTCGATGATCTACCAGGAGCTAACTGATGATAAAGAACATTATTACCAGTAAATCCTGTATCAATAAAAGCATAACTATATAATTCACTAGGTGTGTCAAGAGCATTTTGAGTTCCAGCATTACCAGAGTTTCCTGGTGATTTAAAAAACAAACTGTTCTGCCAACTAAGCATACCACCACCTGTAAACTCACTGTTAACTAATATATCTTCACCACTTGGAAATTGATAATCACCATCGTCTTCTTGTCTAATTTGAAAAGGATTTGAAGTAAGAGATGTAGGATATAATAAATGTTTAATACCAGAAGAGTCAACAGTACTTAATTTAGTATAATTAACATAATCGTGAGGTAGTATCATTGTTAAACTAGAAGGAACATCTATTTGTTGAGATTTTATAGATTTAAAAGTATCAAAAGACATTTCAGCTAAAGCTCTTTGAGCCCAGAATGCCACATCAGTTCTACTAGTTTTACTTATAACTTTTTCATCTCCAACATATGCAAACATAAACTGATTAATAATATCTTCTAGAGGTACAAATTGATAATTACCAAAACTTGATGGAGATTTATAATAATCTTTTTGTGATATGTTGTCTAATAGCGCCATTTATTTATGCTTTTTCTTGTTTTATATTATTAACTTCTTCTTGAACTGCAACTTGTGCTAGCACAGGATCTTTTATAGAAACACCTGATAACTTAAGTATTTTAATAATTAAGTTTTGTTCTTCAGACGGATGTAACTCAAAGTCTTGTGTTCCAGCTGTTTCGCTATCATTCCACATGGGTTTGTTTAAAATCATTTGATACGTCCAGTTAGGAGCTTTAGGTTTTCTTATATAAGATACTCGCACTTCTCCACCCACAACGCTTGTTACGCTTTCGTATGTTGTATTAGCGCTTAAAACGCCAATTGGTCTTATTTCTAGTTGATTTTGCCCAAGTCTATAACAAATAGGTCTTTCTTTTGTAGCGCGAGTTAGTTTATTTCCAAGCGCAAGATTAGCTCGTGTTCTAGACATAAGTTCACAAGTTCTACCGTCTTTAGTAACAACGGATAATCTATAAACATTATCAGGTAAGGTTACACCAGTTTCTGACTGTGTTACTTCATGGACTTCTACAAATCTTTGTATTTTTTCTTCTATAATACCTGTAACGTCTGCGTAATCAGATTGATTACCTGGAATTCTTTTAAATTGATTTAGATCATAAAAGTATTGTTCAAATATATCCATTTGAGCATGTTTGGCAAATAAATTAAACTCCTGTGGAGTGATGTAACCTCTTTGTTCTTTATTAGCTAAAGCTAAAACTGTTTGATAAACAGTGTCTATCATCTTACCTTCCATACTTTTTTATTTTTTATAGTTTAGCAACCACCCTTGAAGAGTGGCTGCTCTACTATAGGGTTGTTACGAATTTAATCGTTTTTCAATATTGGAGTACACCTCCATTCCTTCGTCAGTTTTAAACCAAGCAGCTAAAGCTGAGTAAGGATGTTCATCAAATGGTACATTCATTAGTTTTCTATCGTTAGATCCCCACATGAATGTTCGTTGATCAGAAGACAATTTAAGTATTTTCATTTCTGTAGCTCTAATACCAAAGTTTCTAAGTTGAACATTTTCATCACTTGCTAACTCTAAGAATAATCCAGGATTGTTCTTAGCAAATATAAGTAAATCTCTTTTAAGTTCCTTAGAACTCATGTTAGATACTTTAGAACCAATCTCTACACGCATAATTGCTTCAGCCATATCAATATCCATACTGTTTGCTGCGTTCAACGCTTCAATTTCTAATTCTATAGTTTCTACTTCACTAGCAGCTTTTACAGCTGGTTTTTCTTCATAAAAAGTAGTGTCTCTTTCTGGATGATATAAAGATAAAAACTTTTGTAAAACAGTTTTTTCTCTTTCAACAACTAACATGCCGTTTCTAAAAACAATATGCTCCATCCTTTGTTCTCCTTGCATTTCATCAACAAAAACAGTTCTTTGATTTTGACAATACTTTATTTCTCTTTCGTAACCTTTTTCTTCGTCAAAATAAAAAAGATTTGCTGACTTTAACATTCTAGATAAAGGTTTTTTACTACCTTTTAATCTATACATCCTATCCTTGATTTCCCATTTATTTTTTTTAGGTTTAACTTCTATTTTAGGAGCTTTAACCACCGGTTGCTCAACAACCGTTTCTTTAACTTGAGGAGTTTTTACCTCAACGTTTTCTGTTTGTTTCTTTGCCATAATATATAATATAATAAAAAATTAAAAAAAAGATCGAGAGCCGAAGCTCTCGACCTAATAATGTTGTCTACTTGAATAACATAAAGTTATTAGCACCTTGAGTAACTAAACATCTTTCAGATAACATATGGATTTCCATAGCATCTAAAGCAGATGTAGCAGCTCCAACAGAACCAGTAACCCAAGTTTTAAATCTTCGGTTGTCTGTTGCTGAAGCACGGAAACGAACGTGTAAGAAAGGACGCTTCATGTTCTGTCCTAACATTTGATCGTATACCGATGATACACCAGCAGGGATGATAGCACCTCTGATAGCAGCTGTAGTACCACGAGAGTTAATCGCGCCACGAGTAGCTTTATCATTTAGATATTTCCAGTCAGATTTGTAGAAGTCATAAGAACCTCTTCGGAATCCAGAGAAACCTAAGTTAAGTGCGTTGTCTTCAGAGTTGTCAAATACACCGTAAGATGTACCACCAGCTCCGTAAGAATTCATAGAAGCTAACATGTCATCAATAGCTAAACTTGTAGCACGATTAACGAACATCATGTTTTCTTCAATAGCACCTTGGTTATCAAACTCAGCTAAGATAGCATCAAATTCAGCTAAATCAGTAGCAGCGTTAACACCAGTAACACCAGAAGTAACATTACCTCTTGATTCGATAGCATCAAATAAACCTTGAGTACCTACACCAGCAGTACCTGCGTCAGCAGAACCTCTAATTTCACCATCAGCAAAACCAATGATAGAGTTACCAACTGATTTTTCAGCTTCTAGTAAAGTCATTTCTAAGTAATCAGTGAATCGAGCTCTAGTTTCACCTTCAGCTTTCAAGTACCATAAGTAACCAGAAGTTCCATCTTCAGCAGAAACCTCAACCCAACCTACTTGAGATGCATCAGATCCTGATACAGCATAGTAGTCTTTTAGGATTTGCATTTGGTTTCCGTAAGACTTGAACGTTGGAGCTAAAGAAGTTCTTGAAGAAGAAGCAGCAGCTCCAGTAATAGAACTGTAAGATTGTCCTTTTCCAAAGTGAGAACCTATAACTAATAGAGTAGCTGTACCATCAGATAAAGTTGATAAAGCAGCCGTAGCGTAAGGCTCAACTGTAACAACAGCAGTAGCTGGAGTTTCAACAACTAGTGCTTTTACAATAACACCAGCTTGAGCGATTAATACAACGTCGTTAGCTCTAATACCGTGAGATGCAACAGCAAAACCATTTTCACCGTCAGCAGAACCGTCGATGTCATGAGTAACTGTAAATGTACCATTAGTATCTCCATCAGCATCTACAGTACCTACGTAAGATAAATGTAAACGTGATTGTTCAGACCATACAACTTGATCAGATGTAGAAGCCTCTTCTGCGCCAACTTGATTTAAGAATCCAGAAACTGTACGGTTACCGAAAACCGCTGCTTCTTTTTCCATCAAGTCAGGCAGGTATTGTTGTTCCCAGCCAGTTGAACCGTCTGTGAAGTCGATGTAGTTTGAAGCAAGTGCTTGCTGTTGAGCTGAAGGCACTTTGTTTAAACTACTTCCTGCAGTAATTGCCATAATAAATTGTTTTTAAATTGTTAATTATTTTGTTTTCTTTTTAATTTTAAACTTAAAATCAGAAGAATCTTCACCTAAAACTCTAAACTTCATCCCTCCAGCTTCTACAGTTTTGTGTGACTGTCGAGGATCCATTTTAATATTTTTAGATTTTGCAACGCTATTTTTCAAAGCATCCGCCTTACCTTGCTCATAAAAATGTTGAGCTACAGCATCAGCGTTCATTGCTGTATACAACGCTTTGTGGTATCCAGCTGCGTCTGATAAAGAATTATTTTTGTCAACAAACTTTGCTGTAAAATTATTCAAATTACTTTGTGTAGCTTTTACTCCGTTAGCATCTTTAACATTAAAGCGATATTTTTTATCACCAACCTTATATTCAAAACCTTTGAACTTGTCGTTAAAAAGATTATTAGTCTTTTTTTCAAAAATGTCGCTATTACGTTTAATAGCTTTCTGAGTCTCTTCTGACTCTTTGTTGTAACGATTGAAAAAATCAACTGCCTTTTGTTGCTCACCAGTGAGCTTCGATCCAGCTTTGATCTCTTCGTAATATTTAGACTTTTGCCCGTCTAAGTAGGCTTTCGCTTCGGCAACTTGCTCTTTTAAAGCGATTTTCTTTTTTCTAATATCTCTATCCTCATCTTCTGTTTCATCGTAAGAAAAACTTTCTTCCATTAGAAAATTAACTTCTTCGTTGTCTAAATGAGGTTTTGTTTGTCTATAATACTCTCTTAATAAATTTGTATTATCTAACTTATCATAATTTTGATTTAGTCGAACATAATCTTCTAAATCTCCACCAGTTTCATCCATGAACTGCATTAGCTTTTCAATACCTTCTGGTAATGGTTGGCCAGTAGCCTCAGCTTCAGCAAGAGCTTCTTCAATCTCTTCTTTAACTTCTTCAACCTTTTCTTCTACCTCTTCATCAGTTATTTCTTCTAATACTGGTAGTTCTTCTTGTACTTCTCCTTCCGGTTGTACTTCCTCTTGTTTTTCTGTGGTTGAGGTACTTTCATTGCTTCCAACCACTCCTGGGTTGTCAACTGAATCTTCTGTAGTTTCTTCTGGTTTTTCATTTTCTTCTGTTACTATTGGTTTGCTTAAATCTACTTTGATAACTGAATCATCTCCAGCAGTTTCAAATTTACTTTCATCAACACTTTGTGTTGTTTCTTCTTGTTGAACTTCTTCAACGTTTTCTAGTTCTTGTTCCATAATATAAAATATAAAAAATTAATGTTTGATTTATCTAGGCTCAAACGCCTCTAAATTAAATCCTCCACCTATAGTATCATTACCTGAAGACTCAAAGTTTTTAGGTGCTTTACCTGTTTTTCTTTGATCTATAAGCTCTGACTGTTGAGATGCTTGGATTTTAGTTCTTTCATCTTTACGATCTTCTTTTTGTTTTTCTCTATTTTTCATTCCATCAACTTCAATTCCTTTTAATTGCATGTTGTATTGGAACTCTAAAGCCATAAGCTCTTTTTTAGCTTCTATTTCCATAATCATTCTTTGACTATCAAAATCTGCTTGAGCTTTAGCTAATTGTATTTTACTCTGCGTTAACGCTTGATCTTTTTGTACTTCAGCTTGAGCAGATGCTTGAGCAGCTTGTTGATTAGACTGAGATTGAGCTTGAATATTTTCTAATTGCATTTGTCTATCTCTCTCTTGCTTTTTAGCTCTTCTAATTTTTAATAATTCATTAGCTAACCTTAAATTTCTAACTTCTCTAATATCTATAGCGTCTTCTAGCTCTATGCTTTGTTGTTGAATAGCCATTTGAATATTGTTTTCTAACAACTGTTTTTCTTCTTCGTCTGGAGTTAATTCTAAGAAAATTCCAAAATCATAAAGATATAACTCTGATAATTCTTCTAAAGTTCCAACATTAGAATGACCAATAGCGTTTATGAACGCCTCTCTTGTTGGAGAATATTCTAAAACATCAGATATTCTAAGTGACAAACACTCTGCTATTTCAGCTGTTAAAAATAATCCTGATTGTAAAATATGTCTTGTTGCTGTATTAGAGTTTGCTGCTGCTATTTTTTGTATACCGACTAAAGCGTTTTTATCTGGCATGCTACCATCTCTAGCTTCATTAAGTCCGGTAACATCGCGGATCATTTGTAAATAGTAATTGTAGTTATTTATTAATGCAGCAATTTTATTACCACCACTACCACTTGTTATTTCTCGTATAGGTACTTTACCTGGGTTAATATCACCTTCACTTGTGAATGATCTACCAATTACAGATCCAGTTTGGAAGAACATATTTAAAGCTTCTTGTGGATTATAGTTTGTTCCATTACCAAGATCAACTTCTGCTAAACCATCAGCATCAAGATAAACTCCATCTGGAACCATTCTTGACATTACTTGTTGTAGTTTTAAATGAGTAAGTTGTATCATATCTGCAAATCCAGTAATTCTTCTTACTAAAGATTCTATCTTACCATTATACATTCTAGGTGCTACAATAGCATAGTTCATTTTAACTTTAGTAAAATCACTTTTTGGCCTCATCATGTTTGATGCCATCTCCCATTTAAGTAACTTATCAGTACCAAGAATTAAAGCGCCATCATAAAGACACTCTATAGATCTTTGTAGCTTCATATAGTTACCTTCAGCGTCTGCTGGAGGATTAAATGTATCATCTTTTTCTATAGCTTTATTAGCACCTGTTCCAGTTTCTTTTAACTTGTAAACTTCGTTCATATAAGTTTTATAGTTAAAGTATAAAACTTGAATTTTATTATTATCTGCTTTATCGCTAGAGTATCTACTTTGATTATTATTTCTGTTGAACGTTTTGTTTTTTGCAATATCACTTAACTCTTCTTCTGTTAAGTGAGGAAATTGTTTAGCTAGTTCATTTATTGGTATAGATTTTACTTCACCTACATAATATACATCGTCAAAATAAGGGGAGTCAGTGTAAGAATAAACAAGGTTTGCAGGATCTACATAATCTATTGTTATACCTTCAGATGTATTAAAGCCACTTTTAACAGCTCCAATACCTAATACTGTTAAATCGTAATAAAATCTCTTTTTTATTAGTTCATATCTATTACCTTCAAATAGAACATTTAAAGCTTGTTCTTCAGCTATTTCTATTGCTTGTTTATATTCTAATTGCATATGTAGAGCTAGTTCTTCTTCTGAACCTGGTAGCTCTTTCATATCAGTCTCTCTAGTATTAACACCTAACTGTTGAGCCATTTCTTTGTCAAACTCCATCATTTGCATATCACCAGCAATAGCTTCCATATAGTCAGATCTTTGTTTTGATCCGTTAGCATCTATTGAAAAAGCTTTTATATCATAAGTTCTTTCAGCAATACCATTTACTACAATGTCTACGAATTTAGGAATAATTGGAACAGGACTCCAATCTAAATTAAGATAAGATAAATCTCCATTTATAGATAATTCATCTTTATATTTTTGAACTGATTGTTCTCCACGTGCATATAATCTTAAATTATGAAAATTATTAGAATTATGCGTATACTTATTATTGTTTCTATCATCATTAAACCACTCTGTCTCTATAGCTTTAGCAACTTTTAAACCATATTCGTAGCTAAGCTTTTCAGCATCGCTGACCGTTTGACTAGGGAAATAACTTTTTACAACAGACTCTGCCATATTATTATTTAATTATTTGTGACATATTTCCAGTATTTTTAAATTTAGAAATACTTATATTTAACTTGGGTTTATCTACTTTAGCATTAGGTCTATATAAATGTCTATTACAAGCCATTATTGCTAGACCAGAGCTTATAGAAGCATCAAACTTTGTTCGTTTATTTATATCAAACTTTGTCCACTCATTTAGTAACTCGTTAAAATATAGATCTCCAAACGTTCCATCTTGCTTCATGCCCACGTGATCATTGATGTACATTTCAATAGCTGCCGCGTGAGCTTGTTTAATATCTTCGCTTGAGTTTGGTATACCTCCAACTTCTTTTTCTGCTACAGATAGCTTATTCCAAACTTTATCTGGTCTGTTCATACTAAAACCTCTATAACCTCTACGTCTTAGATAATATAGTAATCTTGGTTTATTATTTTCTGCTAGTATTGGCATACCGTAAAAAACGCAAGCCATAAGTACATCTTCAAAAAACATCTCAGCGGTTTGTGGTCTTGCAAGGTATTCTAAAAAAAATGTATTAGCAGGAGCATCTTCCATGCTAAACTTTGTTAATCCATGTAACGCTCCTTTAGAGCCTTTACCATCAACAGTACCACTAATATCGTAACTATCACAGCCGAACGCACCAATGTGTTCATTTCTTGGGTACTTAATTCCATTTTTTAATGTTACTCTATTTTGCAAATTACTAGGTGGTATCCAACTTACTTTAAATCTTCCGTTTGGATCTGGAGTAAAAACTACTTGAGTATCTTTAACTCCATTTGTCCATTGAAAACTACCAACTGTAACACCTAGTGTTCTACCTAGCTCTTCGTTATAATCTATTTGCTCGTATATTTTAACTAAGTTAAATATACTATTTTTTGTCTCATCTCTAAACGCATGCTCTGTCGTTCTTGGAAACTGACGATAAAACTCGTTTAATGCATCTTGATCACCTTTTAAACCATCAACTTCGTTTTGCCAATGATCAATAACACCAACATCTATTAATTCACCGTCGGGTCCAAAAGTCTCTTGTCCTGGAGTGTTGAAGACAGGTCTTCCAAACTCATCAATAAAACCTTCATAGTTCCATTCCATTGGGATAAACAAAGCATATAAACCAGAGCGTGTTTGGCCATTTCTATTTCTTTTTGTGACATCACTGTCGTTATATAACTTTTTAAAGTTATCTCCACCTTTATCTAAAGCATTAGATGTTGATCCCATCATACACTTACCAATAATTCTACTACCTAATCTAAGACATGTTTTTGTAACACGCCAGTTATTTAATATATTATCAGGTCTTTCCCACTTACCACTTTCATCATGAACTAGTAACGCTAATTTCTCACCATCATAACTATTATCACCAGTGTTTTTCCAGTCAATAGTTGTATCTAATCCTTTTAACTCCTCTAACTTTTCGTTAGTTGTTATTTTTTTACGAGTAAACTTACTTGCAGGAACTCTATATGCTAACTCTGTTTTAGGTCGATCCATACCATCTTGAATCGGCTTAAAGAAAAACGGATAGTTTATACTAATTGGTACAACTTTGTCTGTAAACATTTTTTTAGCATCACTACCACTTTTAGATAGTATCCCATATCTACTATCACTCGATATAGTTGCTAAGTTAACTGTTTCTGCTGAACTCATAAAAGAAAACCCAGAACGTCTGTTTTTTAAATAGCACATTCCGTAGCATCTTTTGTCAGCTTTACACGCCTCCCAAAATATAAAGAACAACCTGTTGGCCTCTCTAAAATCTGGAGCACCAACATCAATTTTACTCCATTGTAAATACATATAATGTGTTCCAACTATATAAGTATCTACTCCATTATTTTTAAACCAAAAACCTTCTTCACGACGTTTAAACTCTTCGTCAATATATTCGTACCACTGCTCTTTGTTTTCGTCTGGATAGTTTCTCCAATCAAATATATTTTTTAATCTACTAAGCTCTTTTGGATTTTCAAACTTAACCCATTTATTTTTCTTATGTTTAAACACCTCTTTAGGTGATTTTGGTAAAGCTATATGTAATCCTTGTATATCATATATTTCACCAATTTGCCCAGTTTTAGATATTACAACAACATCATGCTCTTTGTTATATCCGTACTTCCACTTTTTACCTTTATTCATACGACTAATTGTCGTATTTTTAATTGGTTCAACTATCTTATATAAACTTTGCTCGTAACTCATTTTGATCTGCCTTCCGCGAAACCTTTAAATACTCTGTCTTTTTTCTCTTCAAGTGTCTTTCCTTCCAAAAGACCTTCTTCTTCTTGTATACGGTTGAGTATTTCAAATGCATCAAATATAGCTAGTTTTTTAGTTGCTGCAGCATTTTTCAGTCTATCTGCTGAAATATCATCATCACTATCAACAATAGCTTCTTTAGCTACTTTAATTAATTCTTCAACCGCTTTGTGCCCAGCTTGGATTATACGCTTCTTCGTCTCCTTGATATTCATATTTAATTGTAATAAATTTAGATAAAGCTCTATACATTCTAACACCATCTACAACAAATTCGTATGTAGATACAGGATCAAACCCTACTAAATCACCAACATCAACTATTCCGTCAGAATATCTTACAATACCTACTAGTGGTTTTTCTGATTCAATATTAAATTTATCAACCGCTTTTATAGGTTGAACAAAACAATAACCAGGTAAAGGTTTCCATTTTTCGTTTGTTTTGTAAAGAAATATTTGATCTTCTGAAACTATATATTGACCTTCTTTAAAATAGCTTCTACTGTTCTTTTCAATTTTCTTTACATTATGCCATCTACGAAAAACATTGTGATGAACTAATATTGTATCACCTTCTTTAATATCTGTATTATTAATTTTAGGTGCACTTAATACTATAGCTTCTCTATTAACGTATTGATGATTATATATTTCTGTATTTACTATTAATTTTTTATCATCAATATCTACAGTGTTATTATATCTATCACCTTTAGGTTTTATTAAAAACCCATACACGCCTTTCATTAGTACTCTAGATTATATTCTACAGACACTGCCATGTTCTTGTTAAAGTCTTTCCATGGAAGAACGTCTTTGTCTTTTTTAATGTAAATGGAAAATTTATTTTTTTCTTCTATAATATCGCATATAGTATGACCACCATACACTTCTTGCCCAACGGCGTAGTGCATGGCGTCATTCTTGTAATCTTTACCGATACTAATCTTTCTTATCAGCTTCGACATTTTCTTCTTTATAATTTATTACTCCAGTTTGGATATTAATATCGTAAGTACCATATTCTTTTTCAAACTCGTTCTGCATAATTGTTAACTGATCTTGAATAGTAGTTATGTTATGTAGCATATTATGCTTTCTTGTTTCTAGCATACCAAGATCTAACTGAGCTCGATTAATAGTATTTACAATACCTTGAACTTTTTGTAGTTGTTCATCAGTAATTTTTTCTGCCTTAGGTTTAAGGTCTACGATTTTCTCCTTTTTAGGAGTTTTTACTTTTGCCATGATTTAATTTAATTTAAGTTAATTATTTATTTATACAGTCCCTGACAATATTAGTTGTATAGGGCTAACATTATATAAAACGTCGTTGTTAGTAATAGCATCAACGTTTGCTTTTGTTAAAGTTATTTGTGTAGCTGAGTCTACAGTTTTAATAGTACCAAGCACAGCATCATCTACAGCGTGGATAACATCTCCTGGCGCAAATAATAATGTAGCATCTTTAGTGTCTAATGTTATTACTGTTTGCGTACCAGCTGCAAAATTATCTTCATTTACTTGGACTGTAGTTCTGAAATCTAAAGCGCCTTTAGCAATAGCCGCTACGTATAAATCTCCACTAACAGGTATTTCTTCACCAGATAAGTTTACATTAGCTATATTTAGATATATTAAATCTCCATCGTTAAAGTCACCAGAAGCTACAGGAACGTAGCCAACTAAATTGTTAAACCAACCTGGAGTATCTACAGCAGCTCCTGTTGTTCCTAGAGTTGTAGGTGCTACATCGATACTAACATTAGCTTCGTCGCTTGGAGTTGGAATGTGACTTGTAGCAAACAGCAAATCTATACCAACCATTGTTTGATCAGCACCATTAGTACCTCTTACTATAACTTTTATACCATCTATTGAACCGCCTTTAAACCCTTCAACTTTATGCCAGTCGAAAAGTATTTCAGTGTCTGCATAAGCTGCTGCTTGTATGCTTGCCGGCATTACCGGTGATACTTTTGTGTATGTTCTCATTTTTTTATTTTTTTACTTTTTCAAGGCTACGTCCTCCGAAATAAGCCCCGATTACTGTTATTAATACTAGTTGAAGAAGGTCCACATACGAATCCTTCACATTAAAGTTAATTGCACCAGCATCAATAAATATTAATAGCATCGTGCATACTATTAAGAATATAAGTGTCATTGGACGTACATTCTTGCTAAGCCATGAATCTGACTTTAAATCTGCTTCCCAACGAGATGTGATGTTTTTTTCCATCTCAACTTGATAATTAGCAATTAATTCTTTTATTTTTCTTTCAGCTTCGAGCTTTTCTTCTTTAGATGTAGTTAAGTTATCAACAACTCCACCTACACTCTTAATAAGATCAGCAGCACCACCTGAAAACATTTTAGTTAATATACTCATTTAGTTTTTACTTTTTCAAACGAACTAATACCAAAGCAACCTAAAGTTACCCATACAAATGAATTATAAACAACTTCATTTATAATTAAATCTTTATCAGCTATCACACTAGTACCAAGATCAGCTACAGCAAATAATACCATAACTACAAACGAAGCAAAACCTACTACGTTCTTTTCATTAATTTCGTTTTTATCTTTAAATAAACTCCACATATTATATTTTGTTTTTTTCCCAAGGAAGACTATTATCACCCTCTATTAATCTTTCTCCAGTATGAGGATTAATAATGTAGCCATTATCTCTTTTCCAGGTTTCACCATGAAAGTAAACAGCATCATCGTCATAGGTTTCTGTACCTAGTTTCATTGCTGTTATATGTTGCATTTCATGAAGTATAGCTTGTTTTAACATAGGATCATCTGAACGTAAATTTTTATTTACATAAATAGATCCGTCCATGTTAGCTTCTGCCATTACATTAGCATCAAGTTCTTTTCTTATTATAGGAGTTCCAGATATATTATTTTTGGTTTTACCAAACTTTAATTTACTTTTAATATCTCCACCTCTAGCTTGTAATCCTCTTGATGAACCTAGTTTAAATCCCATTAAGCTAACTTATTTTTCTTTTTTCCGTACATTTTTTTTGGGCTATTACCCATGTTAAAAACCTTGTACTCTTCAGGATTCATATAATTTTTCTTAGGAGATCTTTCAGCTTTAGAAGCATGTACTGCTTTACGGTGAGCGTCTGATTTATACTTTTTCTTAGGAGATTTCTTACCATACATTTTATTAGGTGAATCTTCTGGAGCAGCCTCAATAGCCGCTGCTAATTCTGGTGCTTTTTCTTTTAGAATTTTTTGTCCACCAATTAGAGCTTTCATCATTGGTGATTTACCGTGCATTTTAAATGGTTTTTTTCCGTACATATTATCTTTCTTTGTCTTTGATCATATCATCAATAGCTTTATTATAAACTTTATCAGTATATGATTTATTGTTATAAAAAATACTTCTATCTGAAGTCGGCAAATCCTCTTCGCCTAGTAAAATTCTGTAAATTCTACTTATTAGCTGGCTGCATTTAAACGATGTTTTAAATACTGAATATTTTATTGTAGTTCTATTTCTTTGTCTCCACACTTCGACCCAACCAGCAGATCGTAATCTCTCCCATCTTTCTTTATCCCAAGAGTATGTATATGTTCCATCAATAAACTCTTGTCTTGTAAAACGCTTCTTACAGTCTAAATAAATTAGCAACTCTAAGTCTGCATCTTTTAACCCGTAAGTCTTACAGGCCCATTTTCTAACGAGCCTGTAATACTTAAGGATTTGTAATTCACGAATATCGTGACTAGTTAATCTCATCTATTATGTATCAAGTGCGATTGCGATACCAGTGATGTTACTATTAACGTAAGATGAATTTACATCATCAGCAACAGTAACATAGCCTAAAGAATTATTTCTTTTAGCTCCAGCTAACGCCTCTGCAATTGCTTTGAATACTGTTAACTCTGTGTCTGCTGTAACAGTAACTGTTACGATATCAGCCGCAGCGCCATCTGTACCAAAACTACCAATAGAACTTTCAAATTTCATCAAGATAGTTGCGTTAGCAGCTACTGTCATACCTATCAATCTAGATAATGGATAACAAGCAGCGTCATCAGCAGCATCGATAAAAATCAATAATGGATCATGCATTGTTTTAGTTTTTAAGGATTAATAAATAATTTGTTTGTCGTTTGTGTTTTGTGGATTATGGATTCCGGTCTAGGTTTAATCTATTAGTACCACATCGCGTGAGCGAATAACATGGTATAATATGTCTTTATATTGTACGCCGTGCCCAGCGTGTTTATCGTAGTAAACTACGTCTTTGTCTTTTATAGCTTCAACTAAATGTCCAGTTGAAATAACAGTAGCTTTAATATATCGATTGTCTTCATCAATATCTTCAGTCATTATTAAACCTGCAACTTTCTTAGGTTCAATCTTTAGCTTCTGTACTACTATGTAATCATTTACCGCTTTCATCCATTCTCATATTTGAAATTACACAATCTGCGGATATAATAGTAGTTACAACTGAAACCGCATTTTTAAGTGCTGATTTAGTAACGAGTACAGGATCTATAATACCAGCTTCAACCATATTAACTGGTTCACTTGTTACAACGTTTAAACCGCAACCTTCTTCTAGCTTAGCATCAAACTCAATACCAGCATTATCTAATATAGTATCAAAAGGAGCTTTAATAGCTTTTAAGATAATCTCTTCACCGACATTGTCGGTCGAAATTTTTTGAGATGCGTTTAACAACGCTACACCTCCACCAGGTACAATACCTTCTTTTAATGCAGCTTTAGTAGCATAAATAGCATCTTCTACTCTATCTTTCTTCTCTTTCATCTCTACTTTAGAGTTTGCGCCAACTTTAATAATACCAACAGAACCTGAAAGCATAGCTAATCTTTGTTGATGCTTTTTTTGTATAAACGGGTTTTTATCCCATTTATCTATAGTTTTTTTAATACTTTCAATTCTTTCTTCTAACTGCTCTTCTGGAGTATCTATTGTTAAAACTGTTGTTTTATCATCTGTTACAGAAGTATAAGCTTCACCTAAACAATCTACAGTTATTAAATCAAGATCATCTCCGAGTTCTTCATTTATAACTTTAGCTCCAACTAAAAATGCTAAATCTGCAACAGTATCCATTTTAGTAGGACCAAAGCCTGGTAAATCAATAATATTAATCTTAATATTACCTTTTACTTTATTCATTAATAATGCAGCTTTAACTTGCTGAGCAACTGGCGCTACTATTAATAATGATCTATTTTGTTTTATAACATGTTCTAATACTGTTTGTATTTTACGTATATTAGGGATTTCACTAGATACAATAAGGATAAGTGGATTATCTAACTCACAAACTTGCTTGTCTTTATCTGTAATAAAGTGAGGTGAAGTTACTCCACTATCTAATTGAACGCCGTCGACAACTTCTACATAAGTCTCTTCAGTTTCCGATGTCTCCATAAGTACTACACCATCTTTACCCACAGTAGTATAAGCTTCTGCTATGATCTCACCTAGCTCTTCGTCATTGTTACATGAGATAGAACTTACAGATCTTAACATATCTCCTTCAATTTTAACAGAATTATTATCTAAATAGTCGTTAATCTTGACTAATCCAGACTTTATCCCATCTTTTATTTCTCTAGTAGTTGATTTTTCGGCTTTGTTAACTTCTTTTAGAAGTGATTCAGCAAGAACGGTAGCTGTAGTAGTACCGTCTCCTGCCTCTCTCACTGTGTTTTTAGCAGCTTCTTTTATGAGTGTTGCACCCATATTTTCAACCGGGTCAAATAAGACTACGCTTTCTGCAACGGTTACACCGTCTTTTGTTATGACCGGGTTTCCTCTAGCATCCTCGTATATTACACACTTACCGGATGCTCCTAGAGTTGATTTTACTGCTTTTGCTAGCTTTTCTACACCAGCAATTACCTTTTCTTTTGCAATATTGCCAAAGTTTAGATCTTTGACAATCTCGCTAGGTTGATTGTATTCCATTATTTGATTAAATTAAATTAAATTTGCTTTTATTCGAATGTTTTTACAACTTTTGGCCCTCTTGTAGCGTCTAACTTCTTAGTAAAGTGCTCTACAGACCCGTCAATTGCAGATTCTGCGCCTTGAAGCGTCTCTCTACGCGTGACATCGTGCCAATTATCGTTATCGGGGTTCGAAACCTCGGTTTGATAATAACCATTTGGCAATTGGGTTATCCTCCAGTTTGATTTTTTGGATAAATGTTCCCATTGTTTTTTGGTTTTCTCATTTGCTTTAACTTCGCCACCAGTTGTACTAGTGGTCTGGTAATATAGGTACGTCATAATAATTTGGTTTTAGGTTAATAACGTGGTTAATCGGTGTTTCCGATATTTTTATTTTTTTCTTACTACTTTTGTAGCTTCATTTTTAGAAACTTTTTTAGGAACATACAATGGATCATCTGGCTTTTGGAAATATTCACCGTCTTTTTCAAAATATCCTTTGTTTAACTCTAATGTAGTTTTAGTTTTTTTATCTTCTACTGTAACTTCTGGAATATTTGCTTTAAAAGCTGATCGAAAGTTTTTATACATTGGGCCTTCTTTACCCGCTTTCATTTTAAATGCCATAGTTTTTATTTTTAAATATTAATTTTATTTTAAGCATAGCCATACTGCATTTGTTCAGCATATTTTTTCTCCATACTGAAATCATACATTTCTCCAGGAGTAGTAGGTCCTGTATAAAACGATTGGGCTGATGAACCTCCAAATCCTCCAAACGAGCCGAACCTGCCGAATCTACGTCTACGTGGCTTATACATATCTTCGTATTTTCTTACCTCAAAATCAGGGTTAAGTCCAGATGATGCAGCCATAGCTTCTTCGTAAGCAGCAGCCTCATCAATAGGATCAGTTGTATCCTCAGATTGTGCTGGAACAGGTATATTTGTTTTACCAGCTCTTACCGCGTGGAAAGGAGATCTCATTTGAAATCCTCTTACATCTGCTTTACTTCTAAATTTTGGCATGTACTTTATTTTTTGTCGATGTTACTATAGTTACAGGCTATCCTTCTTTTTTAGTTCCTTTGCCATCGTTACCACGATTAGCTTTAATAGATTTAAACTTCTTATCTTTGTGATCGTAATCTTTTCCTTTTATATCTTTACCAGATTTAATAGCAGCACGACGTAGTCTTTGATTCTCCGCCTTTTTACGCTTACGAGCAAAGGTCTTAGCGAATGCTAGATCTCTTTTCTTTTTAGCAGTTGCTGCTTCTGGTGATAATTTCTGTTTAGCCATACACTTATTATCACTCATAAACACTTTTATTTACTAGTGTGACAATAGGGTACTACTATCTATTTTTTAATAGGCTTATGTCACTAAAAGTTGTTATAAATATAGGGGTATAGTGTAACCCCCCTAACCCCCTGGTACCCAGCCTGTTACAAAATCGTTTACAAATACGCCCACGGGCCCCTTTTCAGTATATTTCTGCCAAAAGTTTTTACGTTTTACTATAATATATACATACAAACTAACTACGACCATTAATGGATAATATAAATGTAAATAAACTAATAAATAAATAATATGACAAAGAAAAGATTTGTACTGAGCAAAGCTCTAATCGGAAAAGGAATTGTAATTGAATTTACTAACAAAAAAGGTATTACATACAAGTATGATCACGATGCAGTATACTCTGCTAATCAAGAAAAACTTGAAACTATGGAATGTTTTACTAAATATGGTAACTATACTAATAGTAATAACTTACCGACATGGGCACGTGAGTTCGCTGTTGAATAAACAGTGACACTTGCCTACTACTAAACCTAACTATTAACACCCTAATGTCACACTATATTATGATTGCACTAGAAATACTAACACATTTAACTATAATTACAACAATTTGTTACTTAATGGATAAATTCGTTATGGAGAAAGAGAGTGAGAGTAATAACTCCAAACAAAAATAAATACATAAATAATTAACCTACTTTTATATACAAGTTAAATACGACTTAAAAGGGATAATATATATAAATAAATAATAAATTAAAATATAAATAAAATGGAGAAATTAAAAATTAAATTATTGGAGTTATTATTAAAAAATATATTTAAATATAACGAGAATGAGTGTCGAGAAAAATATATGGAGACAACTATAGACGATATAACCTATTTATTAAATAATTAAAAAAAATATTATGAAAAAAATAAAACTTATAGAGTTTGTTTCGACAAGAAATTAAACAAACTAAATACGACAAGTATTGGATAATATAATTGAACTTAAAATAAATAATTAACTTAAATTTTACTACTATTAAAACTTTAACTACAAATCAACTAAACATCTTAAAATTAAATAATAAAACTTATATACCTTATCAATTACATCAACTACCAAAGTACTTTGATAAATATCAAACAGACTACTTAAATCATAAAGGTTATATTTATATATCACTTGACGACATATACAACAATAATCCTTACTTTAATCTTAAAAACTTCTTATCAAGATTAACATTTAATAAAGATATTCACTATACTCTAAAAAGATAATAACTATGACTTACAATAAATTAAAATCAATACTAAAAAATAACTCTGAAGTACATTACTTAACTGACTGCGATATATTTCTTGAAGATAATAACTTAAATATATCTGACTTTAAAAACAATGAATTTATACTATTCGAATATACAACTCAAATGATTACTACAATTAAATTATTAAAAGAAAATAATATAAAGTATTCAATTCATGAAGATGAACTAGACTTACAATATATAATAATATAATACAAACAAAATACGATTACTAATGGATAATATATATGTAATCAGAATCAATAAAAACTCTGTATGAAGTACTGATTAGTACAGAGTGATTCAAGTCGTAGTTGAGCACGTTTAGCGACTTATAAAAAATGCGAATGGCAAAGTACGAATGGTTTTCTCGAGGTTCGATTCCTCACGTACTACTAAATATAAATTATGATAAAAATAATAATAGCATTTTTAATACTACAAATATTAAAAATAATAGTAGCATTAACACCAGAAGAAAAATAAAAAATTATGAATAAAGAAAGAATGTTAATTAAAAAAGACGAAGAAACTGGACTATATAGACTTGAAGTATGGGATAAGTACGACAACTATGTAGGTGTTTATGAAAAGTCTATAGAAGACTGTCACAAATATGCCCAAAGTCATTATGACTCTGCTGACAAGCGTTTTGCTAGTCGTGAATCTTGGGGTGAATGTGTTAAAGAAATGATTAAAGAAGACCGTAAACACGGTAGAAGCTGGGAATAATATGACATATACTTATAAACATATAACAAAAGAAGGTACAACTATCACTACTTATAAAGTAAATAGTAATGGAACTGTAACAATAAAAGAAATAAAACTAAAATAATATGAAGAAAAAACTATTAATAATAGGTGTAGCAATCACTTGCTTTGCATTTACTAACGAAAATTTTACTTTAAAAGGTAACTTAGATTATATAGAAACTATAAATACTCTTGAAGATTTACAAGAGTGGATAGCTCAAGATATTAAAAATGGTCAAGTAAACCAAGTAATAGGTGAGACTTATCTCGAAAATATCGACGAATGCTTATCAAGATTAGAAGATTTAGAACTAAAAACTAAGTAATGACACCAATAGATTTAATAGTTTATCTTATATTTTATTACTATATAGTATTTTTTATAAGATTTTGCAAACAAGATACAAATTAAATACGAACGCTTTTGGATAATATATATGACAAAAGCTTATTAAATAAAATTAAATTATGAATTACTGTAAATGTGGTGCGCTCGTACACCCAGTTAGACAAAAATACGGGTACAAAACATGCGTTAGTTGTAGTAGTACAGAGCGTGTAGCTTCTGCACCTATTACAAATCATAAAACTGGCAATACGATACAAATTGTTTCTCAAGAAGTATCAATTGCTATAAACAAAGCAGGCAGGCGTAAAGGTTATGGCACTTGTCTTAGATAAAATTAAATAATATGGAATATATGTCAACAGAAATCAGATCAGCACGAGAAGCAATGACTATCTTTAAGATACTAGGTATCAAAGATATAACTACAGATCGTCAACAGAAAAATGGTACTCAAGTATTTGAATTACCAATAAAACAAATGTATCAAAACTTAAAACCTTATAACTTAAGATTTGCTACATACGAAACAGGTTATGTACGTAACGTAACTGAGTGTAACTCAAGCTCTTACCAAGTAAATAAAACTAAGAAGCGACCAGCAGAAAATGGCTATCACTTTGAAGGTGTAGAGCGTATACTAATACGTAATTGGGAAGAGCGATTAATATACTTAGCTAAGTTTATTATTAAAAACTACTATCAAAAACCTACGTATTTGATTAGTGATTATACACTCGAGTGTCTTAAAAAACAGATGCAAGAAAAAGACGACATTAAATTAATTATTAACGGAAATAGATACAATTTATCAGATGACTACATTTTATAAAGATACAAGAGTAAACGGAAAACTAGTGGCATTAGAAGATGTTATTGAAGAGATATTTAATGAAGCAATGGCAACTATAGATGATGGTATTGTAAATTCTTTATTAGATAATGGCTTTCACCAGGAGACTAATGATGAATTTTGGCCTGACTATAACGAATGCTTCGACGGAGTATTAGAAAAATTAAATAAACGATATGAAGAAATTAAAGAAGATAATTAAAACAATATTTGTATACGAGCCAAATATAATAAAAAACCTAGAGGAATATGACAAAAAAGAGAAAGCTAAACAGCAAAAATCCAAAGTACAGAACAACAGAACAAATAAAAGCAACAACTAAAGAAGTTGACAAAAGGGTGCTAATTAACAAGTTGACTAGAAAAGGAGTTGAAGGCGTAGAAGTATACGCTACATTTTATAAATAAACGAGGTGAGGGTGGTAGCGCGTGAGATGTGTAGACAAGCTGTGATCTCTATGAGACATCCAGTAGTCATCTTACTCACTTGGCAGAACGGCAGGATAAAGCAAAAATAGTGACAACACTGAACAGTAGAGCTGATAAACGGACGGACGATCGCCTGACTTTATCTTGTTTAAATACTCAGACGTAAACACTATAGAACCACACCTGCCCGACCTCGTTTTATTTACAAATTAAATACGAACACTAACGGATAATATAATAAATTAAATTAAATAATATGTCAGAAACAAAAGAAATGTTAGAAGCTACAGTAAAAGGCTTACAAGACAAAATAGGTCAATTAAATATGGACTTAAAATCTAAACAACAAGATTTAGAAGATGCTAATAAACCAGTTATATCTAGTAAAATAATGGATGTAGTAAATGATGCAGTAAATTATGCTATAGAAAACTACAACTTTGATAACTCAGACCAATACGAAATTGACTTTGGTATTGACTATGATGGTAGAGTACAAGCAGAGACTATTAATTTTAGAGATACGTATGAATTAGTAGAATCAATAGTAACTGGAATAGAAAAACAGTTTAAAGTAGTTAAAGAAGAAACCACAGACTAATATGAAAGACGGAATATACGAAAGCGATAACGCTAGATACTTTGTACAAAACGGCAAAGTACTTATGAACCTAAAAGGCATAGGCTGGTTCAAGACAACTAAACATTTTAACTTCGGTAAATGGGTGTCAGAGCTTAACTCAGCAATGAGTGTTAACTTTGACCACGCTTATTTAACCGCAAAGCAGTGGTAATGAGAAGGTTAATATATGATATGTATTACAAAGATGAAATCTCAATGGAAATTGCTATGAGATTATTAGATAAATTAACAGAATTAAGTAATAAAAAAAGAAGATGAGTACAAGAGCACAAGTTAGATTTGCTACGCGCGAATCAGGTATATCTTTCAACGAAATACCAAATGCTATACACGCACAGTTCTATGTCCACAGTGATGGATACCCAGAAGGATTAGGTGTAGAAATAGCAGAATCACTTACTAAATATCAAAAGATAATGCATTGGGAAATAGAAAGCCTTGATGCGGAGCATAGCGATCTTGAATACATATATGTAGTATGGCAAGCGCCTGGTAAATCTACATGGATTAGTATATTTGAGGTAAGCTTTCCTCATATGTGCGAGTTATGTTACTATGAGCATCCAGCTAGAGAACATTGTATATTTGTAGGTGAACCCTGTAATCTTATAAGTAGATACAAACCAAATACGAATAAAGATGGATAATATAACTATGACAGACAAACAATTAGATAAACTAGTAGATAAACTAGCAGGCGCTATGATTAAACGAATATATGGCGTAGAACAAAAAGAGGCTAGAGAAACAATGTCTTTTTATACTGAAAATTTAGATGATCACGCTATTGGCGAGTTAGCTAGGCTAATGACACTATTAAACCTATATGAAGACCGTGAAGAATATGAAAAATGTGCGGCAGTAAAAAAACATTTAGATAAAGTAAATAAAATTATAGAACAATTATGATGAGAAAAAAACCAATGCTAGCATATCCAGTTAGCTCAAAACCAATTGATTACACCAAACCTGTATTCATGCAACCAAAGCTTGACGGCGTTCGTTGTGTAATACAGTATGAAAATATGGGCTTAGAATATGAAGTCAAAGCATACTCACGTACAGGTAAAGAGTGGAAAAACATACACCACATACTTGAACAGCTTAAGCCTTTCTTTCAAAAGTATCCAAATGTTATACTCGATGGCGAACTGTATAATCACGATCTAAGAGACGATTTCGAAACTATCATATCATTAGTCAGAAGACAGAAACCAGATGACATAGACATGCTAGAATCAGCAGATCTTGTACAATTTCATTGCTATGATATCATAGATGAAAAACTACCATTTGATCAGCGTATAGAGTTTGTAAATTCAACACTAATGTTGCTAGGCGATAGCATACATACTGTCAGCACTATACAAATACCTAATCAATTTGAAGCTGAAGAAATGCATCAAGTTAATCTAAACAGCGGTTTCGAAGGCTCTATACTACGTATCAACAATGAATATCAGTGCAAGCGATCTCACAGTTTACGTAAGTTCAAAGACTTTTCTGATACTGAAGCTGTAATTACAGACTGGGTTGAAGGTAAAGGTAAACGTAAAGGTACTATCGGTAAGTTTATGGCTATCGATGCTGATGGTAACGAGTTTGGTATGCCAGTTATGGACAATTTCAAAAAGTTACAAACAATGTTTAAAGAAATGCAAAGTTGGGTTGGTCAAACAGCTACGTTTACATATTTCGAACGTACTAAAGCTGGCTCATACCGTCATCCATTATTTAAATGTATACGAAACTACGAGTAATATGAATATATTTTATTTAGATAAAGATCCAGTTAAAGCTGCTAAAGTACAGTATAACAAGCACGTAGTCAAGATGATACTTGAGTCAGCTCAAATGCTTTGTACAGCTCATCATCATTTTGGACACGGTGATAATGTTCCATATAAAAAAGCTCATTATAACCATCCATCAACTATATGGGCTAGAGAAAACCATTATCAATATCAATGGTTATATTGGCATATGATAGCTCTTGGTGATGAATATAAAAAACGTTATAATAAAGAACATCTTAGTATAACTAAATGTAAAGAGTGTTTATCTTTTAGCCCTTATGGTATAAGTTTAGGAAAGTTTAATCAACCTCCACAGTGTATGCCTGATGAATACAAAGATAAATGTAGCGTACAAGCTTATTGGAATTATTATATAGGCGAAAAACACGTAGTAGTAAATAAAAACAAAGAAAAATTATATGAACAAAGACCTAAAGAAACGTATTAAAAAGTTTAATGATATAAAATATGTTAAAGATAATTCTAAAAGAATTATTATTGCAACATTGAGTGTTAATACAAATAGAAAGTGGGGTGTGACAACAGCCCCTAAGAATAAATAGTAACAGGCTTATGTCATACGAAAGAAACCTAAAATACCTAAACAATAATAGGATTACTTATAGGCGTTTACCTATAACTGATAAACCTACAATAGATACCAAAGAATACATGTTTTACGAAAACGGTACACATGAGTGCTATGAGTTATTCCGTTCGTCAGCAAAAATAACTACATATAAGTCTCTTAAATGGCACTTACTTGTTCTTTGGTATCTTAATCCTCAACTTGATCCTGATGACTTTAATAAGTTAGCAGAGATTATATCTCACAAACCAAATGGTTTTGTAAGTTTTGAGTTATCAGATAGAATACTCGATAAAATTATTTATGGAGTTAGCATGGCTGATTTAGAACGTCCACCTAAAAATAAATTACGTAAAGTAATATTTAAACCTTTTACTGGACTAACTAAAGAACAAAAATTATCCATTGTAGGTTCATTAATAGGTGTAACAAATAAGATACATCCAGATGACATATATCAGTGTATGATAGATATACATGACATGAATAAAAAGATAACGATACGTAAACTCTCTGAGTTGCTAACAGTATCACAGCGAACAGTACATAGACATATGTGTCAAGAACTTAAAAAAGAAAAAGAACTATTAAACCAACAAATATGAAAAACTATAATGTAAACAATTATTCTGCTTACAAAAATGATATAAAAATTAATGTAAAAAGAATAGGTAACAAAGAGTGGAGAGATCATACTAGAGATGAATTGATTTTAGTATTCTTACCTTTAGTAGAAAATTTAGCACGTAAGTTTTCAACTGCTCAACAAGCTTCAGGAGTTATGACAGTTACTGATATGATTCAAGAAGGTAATGTTGGCCTTATAAAAGCTGTTGATAAAATAATTTGGGAAACTATTTATGAAGCAGAAAAACCTGAACGTAGACTTAAATCTTTTCTAGCTAAAAGAATTAAAGGTGCAATACGTAGAGGTATTGATATTAATAGAGGCAGCATGCGTATACCTGAGCATAAGCTAAATGAAATACGTAAAAACTTTGGAGAAAATAAAAAAGAAGTTGAAATGTTTTTTAATTCTATATTCTGTAGTATTGACTCTCAAGAACACAACGGATTAGTGTATGATATACCAGAAGAAGACGCCGAATATAATAACGCTGTTTTAAATGCTTACTTATTAGCATTGTTAAAACAACATTTAACACAAAGAGAAGAAGATGTTATACGTATGAGCTTTGGTCTTGATTGCGAAAAGCATTCAGCTACTGAAATAGCTAATCATTTAGGAATAAAAGGTAGTAGCTCTTATGTAAGAGTTTCTCAATTAAAAAAGCAAGCAATAGATAAGTTAATAGCTAACGTAGATCACTCGCAACTAACTGATTTAATGTAAGTTAAAGTAAAAAAAATAATTTAAAAGTGAATCACCTTTGTGTGATTATATATATAACTAAACCATATACCAGATGAAAGAACTAACTAAAAAATTAGCTGATGTACAAACTAAGTTAAAAGCTAAAAAGTCTTCATATAATAGCTTCGGTAAATACTATTTCCGAAAAGCTGAAGACATCCTCGAAGGCGTAAAGCCATTTTTATTACAACATAATATTTACGTAACAACATCTGAAGAGATCGTTGGCACTGAACCTGTGCCTATGTTAAAGGTTACAGCTACAATTAGTGACGGTGACAATGCTATACACGCTTGTGCTGTAGTTGGTGTTGACTTAAATCAAAAAGGTATGCAAACATCTCAACAGTTTGGCGCAGCATCTACTTATGGCAAGAAATATGCTCTTGGTAATTTATTCCTTATTGACGATACTGAAGATGCTGATGCTACTAACAAACACGGTAAAGCTCAGCAAGTTACAGCAAAGCCAAAAGTTAAGATTACAAAAGATCAAATGCAAAAAGCTGTTGAGTTTGTAAAAGGCGGTGGGTCAGTTGATGCTATTAAGAAAAAGTATGAATTAACATCAGCGCAAATTAAACAACTAGCGTAATGACAAAAGAAATTTACAAAAAACTAAGAAGCGACGAGCACTATTACGGTGATTTTGGCAAGCAGTTTCTAAGCAACTCGGATATAAGTACATTACTTAAAAATCCTAAAGACTTGCATAAGCCAAGACCTAGTAGTCCTGCTTTTTTAGTCGGCGGTTACTTTCATACCGCAATACTTGAGCCTGATAAGCTCAACAGGTTTAAAATAGTTG